CTAAGCAATATTATAAATGTTGGCGGCTGTTTTGGCAATCTCTAAAACTTTGTCCTGCCGGCGCAGGGCATATTTGTTGGTTGTTTCTAAACGGCTGTGACCTACTACAGCAGCAATGTCTGCTGCAGCATAACCTTGAATAAACATTTCTGTGATAAAGCTGTGGCGCAGATAGTGGAAGCTGCGGTAACGCACGTTAGCATGCTTTAAAATCATCTTCCATGCTCTTTGCATATTACGGACGCTGATAGGCGTTCCGTTGGCTGTGCAGAATAAATATTTACTATCTACATTGCACGCTGCCAGGTAGTCTTGCAGGATTTTACCTATACCGGCATCAAAATATTGTATCCTAACAGAAGCTTTGGTTTTGGTTTTTCCCACATAGGTTCGGCCGTTTATATCAGCTTTTACTGCATCTTTTATTTTGCAGTAATTTTTTTCAAAGTTTAATGTACTGCGCTCGATTCCCAAAATTTCACCTATACGTGCGCCTATAACACTTTCAAGTGAACAGAGGGCATAATAGCGTAAAAATTTAGGCGTGTTTTTTAATTTAGTGATAATAAGTTTTATTTCTTCCGGTGTAAACGGTTCATCGTATTCCGGTTCATACTCCGGAACAATGGCTATATCCATAGGATTTTCAAGAATAAGGTTATTTTTCCTTGCAGCTCCAAATAGGATTTTTAAGAATTTATATACCTTTGATTTATTGGAAGCTGATAGATCAGCTTCTGCAATAAAGGCATTGATATCTTCAGGCGTGATTTTATTCATCACTTCGTTTGCCAGCGGATAAAGCTTTGAAGCCAGGTAGGTATAATAATTAACAGTGCTTTCAGCTATTTTAGGATTGGCAGCCTTATTTTTTATGAAGGCAAAGGCAAAATCCTGCAAAGTAGTATCATAGCTGTAGAGCGGATTTAAACTGCTGTATACAAGGCGCATTTTATTGAGCCAGTTGATTACTTCTACTTTATCAACATGCCTGAATTTATGCGGTTTGCCGTTAGTATCGCGCAGTGTGCCGCACCATTTTTGGCGTTCCTTGTCCCATGATAGACCGCCTTCACCGTTTGATCGTCTTTTTTTCATATAAAAAAACCAGCCTTTCTTTAAAATTGTGTATAAAGTAGTAAAGGCTGGTTGCAATATGTTATAATATTAGCGTAATCAGCCTTACTTTTAACGGGGTGGGGTTATTACATTGCCGTTGATACTGGTAATATCTGCGGCTTACGCTCGGCGCTGGTAACGCCGGGCGTTTTTTATTTATTCCTGATATATTTTCATAGTTATCATTTGGTTTATATATGTAATTTTCTGATCTATGCTTTGCAAAGTATTTAAGCCGTTTAGGTAGCCTTGACGCATTGGATCAGAGTTACACCATGTTTCAAATTTTTTTACACGTTCAATAGATGGTCCGTATGCTTTTTGGTAAATTTCATGGCATTTTTCAAATTCACCTTTAAAGCGTGCGTTTTCAAAATCGTATGCCAGAGGATTAGCGTATTTATTGATTTTATCATTTAGTTGGCAAGCATCACGAAAACTTGCTCGTACAGCATTTTTGACATTTTTGCGCGGGTCGGTTTGTGCCGCATATACGCTACGGCCGACAGCAAAGGTGCCAGCAGAATATGACTTTGTGCCATAATCATACGGAATAAAAGTTGTACCGTTAGCGTTTGGAAGTGCTTCAATTAAATGTATATTGATCGCTGGCGCGTATCCGGTAGCTTTTGCACCAAAAGCGTTTTGATACTGTTGCACTGCAGTATCTTCGCCAGCTAAATCAATTTTTACTATAAAAGGAATTTGATTTGGTTTTATAGTGGCCTGATATGTTGACGGTGGAGCTGCTTCTCCGTCAGCACGGCGTATTTCTTGAACTATAAACCTTTTACTGTAGTGATTTTTTAGTTCCTTTTCTAATTCTGCAGCACCAGCAACTATATCTTCATCAGCGTTCTGACATTGAAGAATAGTATCAGGAACACGATAAAAGAGAACTACTTTTTTTGTTGGTTCTGGTGTTGTTGCGGCATAAACAGTGTTAAATGCAAGCATAATAAAGCAGAATAAAAGAACCAGTTTTTTCATCACTGAACACTCTCCCTGAGAATATAATATTTATTTAATCGTCGGGATGACGATTACAACTGAAATCAACATATATTACCCGACCTTGTTTACGAACGGGCCTTCGCCGTTTTCCGTTGTTTCATCTTTCTTGTTTACTTGAATAAAATAGTCAATGTTGTTTTCTATCGCCCCTTGCTGCTCGGCAGTGAGTTGGCGATATTTTTTTATTAGGATAGATTCTTTTGTTGAATAATCTTTGGTTTGTTCATTTAAGAAGTAATCTAACACATTAGAAATTTGATAAATGGCGCATAGAATTAGAAATGTGTCTGCATCTGGTTGTCTATAATTGTTTTCCCAACCATATAAAGTTTTTTCTGATATTGAAATATTATAGCTCTTTAGAGAATCTACTACTTGTTTGACAGACAATTTTAATTCTTTTCTTTTCGATTTTAAAAGAGTTCCTATATCCATGTTACCCTCCTTGTTGAAATTATAATAACACTTAAATTACCCAAAGTAAAGAAAAAAATCTTCAAAAAGAAGAAAAAAGACTGTTCAGACAGTTGACTTTCTACAAAAAGAAGATTACAATAAAAGAAAAATCTTCGAAATGAAGAAAAAGGGGTGATAGTATGGATGTTACACAAAAAATTTATACCATTATAAAAGAAAGACATATTCCGGTAAAAGCAGTATGCGAAGGTACAAATTTACCGTTGAAAGTTATGTACTCGTCTTTAAAAGAAAATGGTAAAAGAAAGTTGAGGGCAGATGAATTTTTGAAAATATGTAAATTTTTAAAAATAAATCCTATGAGCTTACGTGAAGATAAGGATGAAAAATCAGCAAAGGGGGCTTAGATATGAAAACATATCATAAAGATTTTGGTGTTACTGCCAGCATTACAGATAAACGGGACGGAACAGCTCGACTAATTGTACGCGATCAGTATGGCAAAAAGGTTAAAGAGTCTGTTCATAAAAACAGACATGCTGCTTTAGCGGCGTGGCGCAGATTATGTGCATAGGTGAAAAGGGGCTATATTATGAAAGTTAAAGACTTTGCGAAAAAGGTTTATAAATCAAGCTTACCGTTTGGCGTAATTATCCAGCAAGGAATGAAGAAAGTTGAATACATCGAAGATATCAAAAATCTTGAAACTGAAAGCAAGTATTTGAACGAAATATTAAACGGTTTTATGCTGAAAGAAACGGAAATTATTCTTTACATTAAATGCTAAAAGCGTGGCGCAAAGCCCCGCACTCTATATTTTAATAATCATAAGAAGATAGGAGCTGACTGCTGATATGAAAAAAGTTCAGGATACGCATTTAAACATTGGCGGGTCGAATTGGCCTGTACTTATAAATGTAGAGCAGGTTTGCCGGGTGATGGTCGATTTGAGAAATAACATAGAATTAGGGCTGAGATGCGTACTCGATTGCATCAAAGCGATCAATCGCAGAATAAAAGTGCGGAAGCGTGTCAGCTGCTGTTTTAGGATCACAGAAAGGTCTGAACGTAAAAATGCAAAATGCTGGAATAAAAGGAGTTCCGGCTGGTGCTGAAAGGTGGTGCAGTAAATGCAGCGTATGAGTTTGAGCAAGTTTTGTAAAATCTATGGCGCAAGTTATTATGATATGTTGAATTATTGCCAGCGTGGCCTGTTGCCACATAGTGGAGGCGGTAAACGCGGATGCCCGATCAGAGTTTGGGATGAAGATGTTATTGCTTTCTTGCGCGATCAGGATCAGCGACAGGCTGAGCTGAAGGCCGCCAGTATTAAAAACATGCAGCAGGCTGCGAATATAATCAGTTTTCGCAAAAATAAACCTAGTGATGAAAAGCGGTTTAAAAGCGATATTCTTGATCTTAAAAGTGAAACTAAAAAGCTTTTGGCCAAGCGTAGAGCTGCTGCACAATAGGGAGGGATGTAAATGAATAATGAAAAAGAAAAGAACGTATAGTGTTGACGCACCATACGTTCAAGGGTAGATGTAACTTCGCAGTCCGCATCTACCCATTATTTTATCATAGTGGGGTGATATTGTGAAATACTTTTTAGCTGTTTTAGGGCTGGCCTGCTGCTTGTGGTATTCGTTTTTTATGGATGAACCTAAGCAAACCGTTGCTGTAACTGTAACGGTGCGGGCAGGAGATACTTTGGAAGAAATAATTTACGATTTAAAAGAAACGTATGACGATCAGCGCGATTGGCGGGAGATTTGCGCACAGGCTGAAAGGGATAATGCTTTTGGACGCTATATTCTGCCAGGCGAACATATTATTTTTAATATGGAGGTCGCGGGAAAATGAAACCTGAATGCAATAACTGCCGCTGGAATTTTAAGCGATATATGGACTATTATCCGTGTTGTGATTGCATAGGGCTTCATAAGTCGGCAAGCTATAATTTCTTTTGTTTTCCCGATCAGCTTAATATGTTCGGAGTTGCCGAGCTTTGCCATTGCCGGAGCTGTGGGCGGCGTGTGCATATGGAATTTGGCAGTCGTGGCTATAAGTATATTCGCTGCAAATGTGGAAATACCATGCAGGCAAAAGTAACTGTAGAAGAAATGATCTGCCGCTGGAATAATCGTGCGCCGGCGCGGACTAAGATGTGGAGGACAAATAAATATGAAAGATAAGCGCTTCTGCTGTCGTTGTGAAGAAGTGTTGGTGAATGGTTTTTATTTTCATAACAGTGAAGTTGGTATTTGTGATAGATGCGTAACGGATTTAGCTATTCAGCTGATTAAAAATGAAGATAAGGAAGCCATAAATGCGTTGAGAAAAAATATTGGTAGTGAAAATGGTGATAAATAAATGGAACGAGAATTATGGGATGAAATAGTTGTTGATAATTTTGCTGGCGGTGGTGGGGCAAGCACAGGAATAAAAATGGCGATCGGGCGTGATGTCGATATAGCTATCAACCATGATCCGGCTGCTATTGCCATGCACAAAGCTAATCATCCTTACACCGAGCATTATAACGAATCTGTTTGGGATATTGATCCGGTTACCGCTACTGGCGGCAGGCCTGTAGGGTTATGCTGGTTTAGTCCTGACTGTAAGCATTTTAGCAAGGCAAAAGGTGGAAAGCCGGTTGATAAAAATATCCGAGGGCTGGCGTGGGTTGCCCTGAAATGGGCGGCAACAGTGCTGCCACGTGTGATAATGCTGGAAAATGTTGAGGAATTTAAAACATGGGGCCCGCTCTTGGGTGATCGCCCTGACCCTAATCAGAAAGGGCGCACATTTAACTGTTTCGTTAATGCCCTGCGGCGGCATGGTTATCAGGTAGATTGGCGGGAACTGCGGGCCTGTGATTATGGGGCGCCAACGATTCGCAAACGGTTTTTTCTGATTGCCCGGTGTGATGGGAGGCCTATAGTTTGGCCGAAACCTACACACGGAGATCCGTCAAGCTTAAAAGTTCAGTCAGGAGAGTTGAAACCGTGGCATACTGCTGCAGAGTGCATTGACTGGTCAATTCCCTGCCCGTCAATATTCGAGCGGAAGAAACCGCTTGCAGAGAATACGTTGCGGCGCATAGCAAAGGGATTACAAAAATTCGTTATCGATAATCCACAGCCGTTTATTGTGCAGGTAAACCACGGTGGCGAGAATTTCAGGGGCGCAGATTTTGATAAGCCTTTTCCAACGATTACAGCTAAACACGGCTTTGGATTGGTAACGCCATATGTAACGCAACTTTGCCAAAATGGTTTTGCCGGTGATAAACGTAGCAGTGATATTGACAGGCCGCTCAGTACCGTTTGTACGAAAAATGAGCATATGCTAATAGCACCGAATTTAATTCAGTATCACGGCGAGCAAAGCGAAAAAGAAGTGCGGGGACAGGCTTTACAGCGCCCATTGATGGTGGTTGATGCCAGCAATAGGTATGGGCTTGTGGCAGCAAGTTTAGTAAAACACTACGGCGGTAATTATCAAGGTTCAGGCGCTGGATTAGATAAGCCTCTGCCAACGATTACAACGGTAGATCATAATGCCATTGTAACTAGTAACCTGATACAGCTTAATAATAACAGTATCGGCCAATCTGTGACGTCGCCACTTAATACTATAACAGCAGGTGGCGGACACTTCGGAGAGGTCAGAGCATTTTTGCTCAAGTACTATGGGCAGGGTGGCGGTCAGACATTAGATGAACCACTGCATACGATCACAACAAAGGACCGTTTCGGGTTGATTACCGTTGCTGGCCAAGATTATCAAATAATCGATATTGGTATGCGTATGCTGACACCGAGAGAGTTGTTTCGGGCGCAGGGGTTTCCTGATACATATATTATTGAGTGTGATTATCTCGGCAGGCCATATCCTAAAACAGCACAGGTTGCCCGGTGTGGTAATGCAGTACCGCCGCAGTTGCCAGCAGCTTTAGTAAGAGCTAACCTTCCTGAGCTTTGCGGAATTGCTTTACAGAAAGCGATGTGAAAGGATGAAATTTTATGGATATGAGTTTATTTGAGCTTATTCAATATGCCTTTCTAACGATAATATTTTTTATTGCATCTATAGTTGCAGTTAATGTTTTGCTTACCGCTATGGGAATTTATCTTTTTGGGAGGAAATAAATTATGGAGTATGTCAATAAACAGACTGGTGAAGTATATCAGGCCGAGGAAGTTGATTTAAATAATTTGTGTGATGGTGATTTGAATTTTTTGTTCACTGGCGAATTTAGAAAGCTTATTAATGAATTAGATATTGGTGATAAAGGCAACATAACTATTAATATCAAGGCAAGCAAAAGCTTGGATGCTACTGGTGATGAAGCAATATTTGTTGAAGCGCAGTTTGGCACTAAATATCCTAAAGTTGTTATTTCAGATAATAATGCAAAAAAAGTTGCTGAAAATGGTCGGGTTGTTCAGAAGATTGAAACAGGTATATTTGATGAAACTGCTGAAAGGATGGCATAAATATGGATTTATATAAAGCACTGGAAACAATCAAAAATGAATGCACAAAACACACCGAATGTGCGGATTGTCCTTTGGCATTAGGCCATAGCTATTGTGGAATTATTACAAATGGATTTCCGGAAAAATGGAATTTACAAAAGCCTGTTAATAAGTTATTTGTGGTAGAAACAATACATGCGGAAGAACGGTGATATATATGGAAAATAATATTTTGAATAAAGAAAAGGTTGCTGAGCTGATGGAGCATTTAGAATGTAAACGGTACTATTCTAAATGCTTGAAAGATGTGACTGAACTTAAAGAAAAAATGAAGTATGAGGCTACTGGTATTGAAATTCGATTTTACTGTTTTGGTACAGGAAGCCGTATGGCTGTTGGTGAAAAGATTGACTTTCATGGTGATCTTAGTGAAGGCAAACTGGAAGTTTTAAACATTCTTGCTCAACATATTCTTTCTGATATGGAAGCTGACTTGGAACTTCAAATTAAACGGTTAGAATCCTGTTTGTGGGATAAATTTAGATATACAGAGGATGCGGTGCCGGAGAAAAGTGTTAAATAGAATATAGCTAAATAAAAAATATAAGGTGATGCTATGGCTGTTGAAATTTATGTTAGTTCTGAGGAACTCAAAAAAACTTTGGAATATGTTGCGCTGATTGGTGGCAATATGGCTTCCGGCAAAAAGCAGGATGATGATCTAAAACAAATGGCCGGCACTTTGCGTATTGTAGCAGTAAGCCCGCATGAAGATAATAATTATATGCTTATGTTCTGCCGGGCAGGAGCTGCAGAGCAGCTGACGTACAGAATGGAAGGAATAAGCAACGGCTGCGGTCAATCAGCTGATATTTGTGTTGAATGTAAACGCTTTTTGGCTTTGGCAAAAACTTTTACAGGTGATGTAAGGCTTATTTTTGCTGAAAAAGAGCTGCAGATCGTTGTAGAGAGCAGTCAATATAATTTAACGATACTATCAGCCCGCCTGCCTGAATTGAAGATACCTGAAGGCGGCGTGTGCCTTTCTACAGGATTTTTACAGGAAGCAATGAAGCATTGTAGTGCTGCTATTGCCAAAGACGCTGTTGGTGCAAGGGGCGGGATAGAAATAAATATTGCGGACGATGGCAGTGCCGTCTGCTGGAGTGCGCAAAATTCCTGTGTTGCAAAGTATGTAGTGCCGCCTGCATGTTGCAATCAGGCTGTTAAATTGATCTTGCTGCCCTTGAATATCCAGCACATTGCAGAACTGGCTGAATTGGGTGAAGTTCGATTGGTCAGCAGTGCGCAGGGTATTTTTGTTACTGCACCGCGCTTTGATTATATGTGCCAGTCAGTAAGCGGCAGCTTTCCTGACTGTAAAAAGGTGGCTGCGAGCAACAGCGAAACTAAGTGTATAACTATTAATAAAAGCAAGTTGCTGGCAGCTATTTCAAGAGCTTCAGTTATTGTTGGCGATGAAATAGGCAGTAAGATAAAAATTTGCAGTGATGCAGAGCGGCTATATATCGAAGCTGTCAGCATCGCTGGGACTGGTATTGAAAGTATTGCTTTGGATGCCGTTGAAGGCCAGGACGAAGATACAAATTATTTTTCGGCTGGCAGGCTGTACAGGCTGATATATAACTGCCGCGGTGATAGTGTTACTATTGGCAGTAATGGCAAGTATAAGCCGATTTTTGTGCGTGCTACAGGCAGCGATAGTTTTTATATAGTTGCATCCATGAAAGGTTAAAGGCTATGAGTGGATGGATAAAATTGCATCGTAAATTGCTGAAAAGCCGTGCGTGGTGTGGTGCGGATGCAGAAGGCAAGGTAATACTGATTACATTGCTGTTAACTGCCTGCCATAGTGTCACGCACTGGCAGGTAACAACAGATAAAAACGCTGTGCTGAATCCGGGTGAATTGTTTATCAGCTACCGCCGCTTTGCTAAAAGCTGTGGCGTATCTTTAAAAAAGCTTACAAGTGAATTTAACCGTCTTGCCGTAGTCGGTTTTTTAGAATGCAGAAGTAAGCGTGAAGGTACGATTGTGCGTATTAAAAACTGGGAATGCTATCAGCTGGCGGATACGCCTTTGGATACACTTTTGGGAACAGATTTGGAGACACTTGCGAATGCCGATACTGCAAGGGCTTCCAGTGAAAATATTGCCGCTGCGGAAACACCAAAGGGAACAGCTTTGGGTACACCTTTGGCGACACATAACAAGAATTATATATTATTAAAAAATAAATTAAACAACACTGACACGAACAAGAAGCTGCGCAGTGCTGCATCGGAACCTGAATTTGTGTCAGCTTTGCAGGAATACGATGCTGCTTTTACAAGTGCAAAACACAGGCTTGATGGCGATGAAATACAAATGCTGCAAGCTTTTGCTGTTAGTACTAAAGCCGTATGGGTATTGCAGGCTGTAAGAGAGCTAAAAGCAGCTAACAGGGGTAAAGTGATTCGTAATCCGAAGAATTATCTTTTTGGCATACTTGGTAACTGGCTTACAGATGGTTTGCCAAATGACAATAAAGCTGCACAGCAATCGCTGGATGATTTTTACAGACAGGAGGGCATAACGTGAATGTTATAACAAAGCAAAATGTTTTAAAAGCGTTTTACCAGTTTGATAAGAAAAAGATGCCGATCGTGGAAATAAACGGTAAACTTTCTGCCAGCATGGATATTGCCATGCGCAAAAGGCTGTGTGATGAATGGCTGGTTGCGTTCCGTACTGTTGATGCCGTTGTATTCGATAAAGCAGCTGAGCTTGCCCTTGCTTCCTGTAAAAAATATCCGGAAGAATCTGAAATGTGGGATTTCATCAGTCAGGCTGCAGAACTGGGCAATAATGAACCGGCACAGGAAGAAGCTTTACTTCCAACACCGCCCGCTCCGAAAAAAGTACCGGAATATGTTCAAAAACCTCAACGGATTGCAAAAATAATAGAGTTGGCAAAAGCAGGCAGGTTTGCAGAAGCGGCACAGTATTTCAGAACTTCTATCGAAGAAGATGAAATAATCTGCTACGCTAAAGAGCATTGGCCGGAAGCAGAAGCTGAATGGATAGAGAAAAATAAAGACGAACTTAAAGAACTGGTTGAGCAGGAGCATATCTGCGGCAAATGTATGTGCTTGAAAAGGTGCAGGACGAACGGCTACAGGCGTGTTGGCTCAATAGATAAATATACAGGCTTTTTGATTTTAAAAATGGAAGTCTGCTCAATGAAAAGGATGGAAAAAAATGCAGGCATACAGAATTAATGGATTGCTGATAAAAGTGGAACGGTGCGCAGCTGATATGTACATAGTCAGAAATATTCCGGGAGTTTTTGATAATCAGGTTGCTATTGGCGCGATCGTCCATAAAGAGTTAGCGCAAAAGTTTTTAGACAGCTACGCCGTGAAAAGCAGTGATAAAACATTGGACATCTTGGATGTTGACTTTGAAGAAAAACTTCCTGAAGGAATACGGTATTGCCGTGGTTGCGTATACTGGAACGGAAAAGGATGTGAAGCAGGTGATAAAGGCGCGTGATGAAGAAAAAAGGCTGGCTGTACAGAAACTGGAAGAATATGCTTTGAACCGTGAAGCGCTTAAAGGCCTGCGCAGTAAGCTGAAAAGATTGGCAGACATCGGTAAACCTGCTGCTGCTTCTGTTGCATCCTATGATGCGGCAGCTACCAGCACAACACCTTATCATCCTGGCATGATGAATATTGCTGAAGAATGTCAAAGGATACTTTTGAAAATAGCAGACAGGCAGGCTGAAATATTAATTATTGAAGACGCGCTGCAAATAATCAATAAAGGAATAAACTGTGAGCATTACAGCGATATATTGATAATGCGCCATGTAGACGGCTATAGTATGGAGCGCATCACGGAGAAGCTGGGATACAGTTCAAGGCAGGCTATTTATAACCAGTACAATAAAGCTTTAGCTAAATTTGCTAAAGCTTTGGGATTGTAAATGCGTTGGAATGGACAAAATGAGGACAGATTTTTGCTTTTACCTGTGGTAATATGGTAGTGATAAGAAATGTAAAAAACGTATTCGGCACTTGCAATGTTATATTGCAGGTGCTTTTTTATGCGTGAAATGAGGTGACAGCTTGCCAAACAGAATAAAGCGTGAATGCCGTAAGCTTGGCTGTCTTAGCCTGACGGATAATGCAAACGGTTATTGTGATAAGCACCAGCAGGAAAAATTCATGCGCTATGATCGTTATCGTAAAAGTGCTGCTCAGCGTGGCTATAATGCGCGTTGGCAAAGATACAGAAAAATATTTTTGCAGGAACATCCGATTTGTGCAAATTGCCGCAATGCGCCTGCGAGTGTAGTGGATCATATCAAGCCGCATAAAGGCGATTATGATTTATTTTGGGATGAAGCTAATCATCAGGCGTTGTGTAAACGTTGCCACGACATTAAAACTGCTACTGAGGACGGCGGCTTTGGTAATGATATTTTGAAAAAATAAAAAAATATTTTTTCTTAAAATTTTTACTCAGGGTAATCCCTTACGAGGGGTAGGGGGGTGCAATTTCCTGCAGCTTTTCACATCATACCGCACCGTACTCGAACTTTTGAAAAGTTCCCCTATCATATATTTTTTTGCAAATATTGATTGAAGGAGGTGATATTTATGCCGACACCGGCTCAAAGTGCTAAGGTTATGCTTTTTAACCGTGGCAATAAAACTGGTAAACATTATACAAAAACAGAAATTGAGAAACGGCAAAACGCAGAAGAAAAAATCAAGCGTGCTGAAGTAGTATTGAAAACACCTGCGTTTTTAAAAGAAAAGTCGTGTGCTGCGGCTTTGAAAATTTGGAAGGAAATTATCAAGGAAGGGAAAGAGATAGAGCTGTTTGACAATGTTGATGCACGCATATTGGCAAACTTCTGCCGCTATCAGGCTTTGTTTGAAGATGAAGCTGTGAAGATGTTCCCTGATAAAAAGAAATTAGATATGTATGGTAAGCAGGCTTTAAGCTATGCTGAAAAGCTTGGACTTACGCCAACTGCCCGCGCCCGCCTTGTTGTCAAACGTGCTAATGCTTTAAATGACGATGATGAACAGGATTCAATGATGGCATGACCTGTTATGATGATTTATTTGTGACTGAGCGCTATGCGCGCGAGGTCGTTGACGGACTGCGCCTTGTGTGTAAGCGGGAACGGCAGGCTTGTCAGCGGCATCTTGATGATCTGGAAAGGCAGGGTACAGATAGCTTTCCTTATGTTTTTGATGAAAGCAGGGCAAACAGGATTTTTGACTGGTTTGAAAAATACTGCGTGCACGTGCGTGGCGTATATTCCGGGCAGCATATCCAGCTGCTGCCTTTTCAGTATTTCGACTTGGGCTGTGTTTTTGGCTGGGTACATAGAGAAACAGGCGCACGGCGGTTTACCAAAGCTTTTAATTTCCGCGCTCGTGGCAATGTCAAAAGCACTGAAATGTCAGGCGTTGCTTTATACGGCATGTGTGCTGACGCTATCTATCCACCGGGTAAGCCTGAGCTGCGGCGCTTTGAAATGGCACCGGAGGTTGAATGCGCGGCCGTGGACAGGGAACAGGCAAGACGTGTTTGGGGTGATGCCTGTTCTATGGGTGAAGCTTCTGTAGAAATCAGCCAGAAGCTTATTATCAAGCGTACGCGGGTAGAGCATAAAACGCGTAAAGGCTGGATGCGGGCTTTGAGCAAACAGACGAAAAACAAGGATTCCGGTGCGCCGTGTATGGTTATAATTGACGAATATCATGCGCATCCGTCCTCCGAGATCGTTGACGTGCTGAAATCCGGCTTCGGCAAACGGCTGCAGTCTTTGCTGTTTATCATTTCTACGGCTGGTAAAGATGCAGAAAACAATCCCTGTAAGGCAGAATATGACCTGTGTTGCAAAATCTTAGATGGCGACACTGATGAGCCTATTGATGATTATTTCTGCATGATACGCGAACTGGAGGATGGCGACGATCCTTATGATGTCAACGCTTTAGTCAAAGCGAATCCTGTGCTGCAGCATGAAACTGAATATAGCAAGCATTTGCTGAAGGAAATCGTAAGCGAGGGACGTGAAGCATTTGTAAGTAACGACCCGAAAAAGCTGCGCGAATATCTGACTAAACGCTGTAATTTGTGGCAGGACAGCAGTGAATTGAAATATATGGATGGCCTGATGCCTAAGTGGAAAACACTGAAGGTGACCCGTGATGAACTATATAAAATTATCAGCGGCAAGCGCTGCATAGTTGGTTATGACCTTTCAAAGCGCATTGATCTGACAGCTGCGACTTTTATTATTCCGTTTGATGAAAAGCGTGTAGCAGTAGTTTCGCATGGCTTTATACCTGAAGAAGCGGTAAAACGACATGAACAGACTGACCGCATAGCCTACAGGGAATATGCCCAGCGTGGCTACTGCACCATAACAGAGGGCGCAGCTGTTGATTATGATGTGATGAAGGTATGGGTAAAGTGCTTTGCTAATGAGCTGGATTTAGATGTTGTGGAACATTGTTTTGATGGCTGGAACGCTTCTTACTTCATGCAGAAGCTGGAAGAAGAAGGGGAAACAGTTATTGAAGTGCGGCAGGGTATTCCGACTTTGAGCGAACCTACCAAAGAATTCAGGCTGAAAGTAGTGGAGAGCAATATTATCCATGAAGGCAATGAGCTGTTTGACTGGTGTTTGCGTAATGCGTATGCCTACACTGACAGCAATGAAAATATCAAATTGAGTAAGAAAAATAAAGATGATACGCAGCGTATTGACTTAGTTGCTGCCGGCATAAATGCTATGGCACGTTTGCCTGCATTTTATGAAGAATACGGCGGCACTGGCGGCAGTTCCGGCGTTCGTTTTTTGTGAGGTGATGTAATGGATAAGGAAGATAAGGCTATTGTCATACTGGTGCTTTTGGGTATGCTGCTTGTCGTGACCGGTATTGCACTGATCAGTATACCGGCTGCTTTAATTGTTGCCGGCGTGCTGTTGGTTGCTGTGGCAGCCAATATTGCCAGGCGAAAAGTAGAACAAACAAAAAAATGAACGGCTGTTTCCTTGTGGGAATGGCTGTTTTTATTTTACCTGAAGGGAGGTGAAATAAAAGATGAGTGATACGATACGCAGCCCGGCAGGCCTGCTGGTGGGGGCTTTCAAAAATCTCTTTGCGCCGGGTGCCGCAAAGAGTGCAACTGTAAGCAGCCAGTTTCGCCTTACACCGGGAATGATGCTGAACGGAGTGCAGCTTAATAATGTGACTGCCATGCAGTATAGCGCAGTATGGGCTTGCATCCATGTGCTTGCTGAAACATTTGCCAGTTGTAAATGCTATTTGTATCAGAAGATGCCTGACGGCAGCAGGCGCAGGGCTGTTGAAAATCCGCTGTATGATGTGCTGACATATGTTGCTGCACCGAATATGCCGGCTTATTATCTGCGTGAAACTATGCAGTATCATGTGCTGAGCGGGGGTAATGCCTATGCTGAAAAAGTATTGGACAGCAAGGGAGAAGTTACGCAGCTGAACATGCTGCTACCTATGAATGTGCTGCCGGTACAGGACTATAACACCGGTGAGATTTATTACAATGTCAATGACCGTGGCAAGCTGTATAAGCTACCTGCGGAAAAAATATTGCATATTCCGGGGCTTGGCTATAACGGTGTTATTGGTTATAGTCCGCTGGCAATGGCGCGGCGTGCTATCAGCTTAGGCATGAGCAGTGAAGAACTTGGCAATAAATTTTTTGAAAATGGCGCATTGGCAACTGGTGTTTTGGAAACTGACAAGCCTTTGAAAGAAGATGCCTGGCAGCGTTTGAAAGAACAGTTTAAGGCTCGTTATGAAGGCAGTAGTAATGCCGGATCTACGATGATCTTGGAAGGCGGTATGAAATTCAATCGTATTTCTGTAAATCCTGAAGAAGCGCAATTTTTGGAAACACGCAAATATCAAACTGAAGAAATAGCACGCTTCTACCGTGTTCCGCTGCATCTTATTCAGAATTTGGAAAAGTCAACGTATTCCAATATAGAGCAGCAGACGATTGACTTTTATCAGAACACAATGCTGCCGTGGTTTGTGCGCTGGGAACAGTTTATGAACATGCGTTGTTTAACGCGCCAGCAGCGGCAGGAAGGTTATTACTGTGAATTTGATATGCTTTCCATGCTGCGGGGTGATAATCAAAGCCGTGCTAACATGCTGCACCTTATGCGGCAGGATGGCATTATCAATGCCGATGAATGGCGTGAGCGCGAGAACATGAATCCGCTTCCTGACGGACAAGGTAAAACAGTATTTATTAATGGCAACATGCTTCCTGTTGAGGAAGCTGCCAAAAAGAAGGGGGCGAATAAAAAATGAGCATGGAATTGAAAGCCTGCCGTGAAGCGTTGAAAAGTGGTAATAAACCTGCTGCGGATGATCTTCTGTGCGTCAAAGCGTTTTCGATGGAGCAGGTTAAGGCTATCGAAGAAAAAGACGGCCGGATTATCTGCGATTTTATATTATCTAATGGAGCTGTGGACAGAGATTTTGACACCGTAAATCCTGACGGCTGGGAGCTGGAAAACTTCCGTAAAAATCCTGTTGTATTGTGGATGCACGATATGTGGGAGCTGCCTGTGGCTAAGTCTTTGTTGGAAAAAGTAGAGGACGGAGAGCTTATTGGCCGGGCTGAGTTTACAAGTAGGGATGAAAATGATTATGGTTATATGGTTGGGCAAATGTATAAGTTGGGCTTTTTGCATGCGGTCAGCTGCCGTTTTCGTGGTATCGAATGGGAATGTGCAGATGACGTGAACCGGCCTTTTGGGATTGACTTCATAAAACAGGAGCTGCTTGAATACAGCTGCGTTACTATTCCGGCTAATCCTGATGCTTTATTGAAAGCAAAAACTGCCGGTGTTGATGTAAGCCCTGCTGTACAGATGGCTGAAAATATTTTAAGTAAGAACAGTTTTGACGCGCTGGCTAAAAGCGTTGCTGAACGTGTTTATGCTGCTGTCAGTAAGAAAATGACTGTGGTTGATCTGCATGATGATCGGCTGGCACAGGAAAAAATGAAAGCAATGCAGATGCGGTTAAATTTGAACAAAAATAAAGGGGGACTAAACTAATGAACATGCAAGAGTTATTACAAAAACGTGCTAAGGCTATCAAGGCACAGGAAGAAATCATGTCTAAAGCAGCGAGTGGTTTGACTGCTGAAATGGAAAAGAATTTCAACGATCTGCAGCAGGAAATCAACGAATGTGACAGGCAGATTGAAATGCTGGAACAGGTTGATGAAAATGCAAAGAAGAATTATGGCGGCAGCGTTTTTGGAAATAGTGGCCCGGCTGTGCATATTGACCCGGTCAAGGATGGGGCTAAAGATAACGGCGGCTTTAAAAGTTTGGGTGAAGTGCTGCACGCTATTAAATATGGCGATAAAAAAGGCCGCTTGGAAAATCTTAAAGCACAAAATACTGCTGATGGCGCAAGCGGTGGTTATTTGATCCCTGAACAATTTTCGGATGAGCTTTTAATGGTTGGGGAAAAACGCAGCCTGATCCGTCCGTTTGCTTTGGTAATCCCGGCAGGAGAATACCCAGACGCACCGATCAATATGCCTGCATTGGATTATACTGTTGGCAATGAAGGCGGTGTGACTGTTAAATGGATCGAAGAAGGTGAGGAGAAGCCTGAAAGCAATGCAAGCTTTAGAAATGTTGAGCTGAAGCCTAAAGAAGTTGCCGGCTTTATTACTGTTACAGATACATTACTGCGGAATGCGCCTGCTTCGTCTACTATTTTTGGGCAGCTTCTGAGCAATGCTATCGTACGTGCAGAAGACAGAGCTTTTATCAATGGTAATGGAATTGGCAAACCGCTGGGGTTTGCTACTAACGGCAATGGTGGCAAGCTGGTCGTACAAAGGGAAACTGCGGGTAAAGTTACAACTAATGATGTGGCCAATATGATGGCAGCGTTTCCGCCTGAAGATATTCCTGATTCTATTTTTCTTGCCAGCAGCACCATTTTGGCGGATTTGATTAAATTGCAGGACGCTTCCGGCAGATTTGTTTTTGTGCAGGGTGATCTGACTAAGGGTATTCCTACTACATTAATGGGGATGCCTCTTTTCCTGACTGGCATGAACGCTTCTCGTGGTAATACAGGTGACTTGCAGCTGGTCAATCTGAAAAAATATTTGATTAAAGATGGTAGCGGTATTTATATCAGCATGTCTGAACATGTCAAATTTACCAGTAATCAAACGGTTATCAAAGCCTTCCGCAATGTGGACGGCAAGCCGTGGGTAAATGCTCCGTATATGCTTGACAGCGGTGTACAGGTCAGCCCTTATGTATTGCTTGGTGGGACTACTGCGGCAACTACGCCGATCAGTGACTTGACAGCTGCGGCTACCGGCAGCAACGTGAAATTGACTTTTACAGCTGCTAAAAATGCTAATTCCGTTAATATCATGCGCAGTGATGATGGCGTAACTTATCAGCGCATTAATGTGAATGCTGTTTCGGTCGATGCGGCTGAGTACACGGACACTAATTTGGCAAACGGAACTTACGGCTATAAAGTAGTTGTAACCGGTGGCGAGAATGCTGGTGCGTCTAATGCTGCAACTGCTACTGTAACCGGCACAGCTGCTGCAAACAAAACTGCTTCTGCACCTAAAGAATAATCATGCGGTTAAAAGTGATTGTTCCGCCTGCAAGTGAGCCGGTAAGCCTTCAGGAGATGTGTGCCTATTTACGGCTTGACTGTGATGAAGAACAATCTTTGATAGGGCAGCTTATAAAAGCTGCCCGTCAATATTGTGAGGATTTTCAGCACCGGGCGTATTTAAGGCAAACGCTGGAATTGGTTGACAGGCCAATGAATAATATTTTAGAACTTCCGCGTAGTGAAAATCTGCAGGAAGTTTTAAGCGTGAGTAATGCAACTTTGAATAATGTTGGATATACCGTTGTTCAGGATTTGTTGGCACGACTTTGTTTTACTGCTGAAAAAAATAATGTGACTGTCAGGTATGTAACTGGCGTAGAAGATGTTGCCGGTGTGGATGAACAGGTAAAGCTTGCAATCAGGATGCTTGTTGCGCACTGGTTTGAAAATCGTACTGCTGTAAGTTTTGGCAATACGATACCGCGTGAAGTTCCTTTGGCGGTGAAAGCATTATTGGAACCAGGGAGGATCATAACATTATGAATCCGGGAATGTTGAAGCACAGGATCGCTTTTTTACAGAAATCCGAAACAGTGCGTGACGAATTGGGCGGTAAGATGCCAGCAATGTATTCTGAAGCTTTTAAGCTGTGGGCAGCTAAAAGTGAACGTCCTGCTTCAAGGCGTGAGCTGATGGGAGAGCATGCCAATTATGTACCTGTGTTTTTTACAGTTCGCAGGTGCAGCGGCGCGAAAATGCCTGATGTAACCATGCGCATTCGGTGTAAAAATCTGATATATGAACTGCTGAATATTTCTGATCTGGATAACGGTTATCTGGAAATTGAAACAAAGCTGGTAAAACCATTATGAGCAGGAGCATGCGCATGTCTGTTGAAGTCGAGGGGCTGGACGAAGCCCTGCGGCGCTTGAAAGCGTATGATACAAAGTCAACCGAAAAAATTTCAGAAGCTATCCGGCTTGGCGGACAAAATATAGGTAAAGAAGCACGTAGCCGTGTACCGCGCAGAAGCGGCAAACTGCGTAAAAGTATACGCACAAGGTTCGACAGTACGGCTATAACATCTACTGTCCGCACTAATGTGCCATACGCGCATCTTGTAGAATTTGGTGCAGCAGCTGCTACAGTGCGGCCGCGCAGCAGAGCAAGAAAAGGCGGAAAACCTAAACTGGCTTTGCGGATTGATGGCAGAGGTTTCAGGCGTTTCGTGCATAAAAGCAGTAAGCCGGGAAAAGGTGTAGTCCATATTCCGGCACGGCCTGCGCGACCCTATATGACGCCTGCTTATCAGAGCGGCAAGCCAAGAATTGAAAGTGACATAAAAAAAGTGTTAAGGGAGATGCCTAAATGATTAGAAATGTGCCTTTAACAGCTGTGCAGGCCGCTGTATATAAAGCGTTGAGCAGTAATATACGCGGCTATAATGTCTATGACGATAGCACGCCTTTTGAAGATGGAGAACTTGTAGACAGCAGGTATTTGGTTATTGGCGAAACTACAGGTAAGCCGTCAAGTGCTAAGCGTGATTGCCCTGTTTGGGAAGTTACGGTGAATATCAATGCTTTCAGTAATTATCATGGGAAAAAAGAACTGGATGAAATGCTTGACGATATTGTACAGGTTTTGACCGGTTCTGCTGAGATGGAGCAGATTGAGATTGCCGGTTACTATTTTCATGGTTTGGAGATTGATATGGTGGAAGCCTTCAAGGAAGAATATGAAGATGGGACTGTCTGGCAGCATGGCGTTGTACGTGTCATAGTAAAAGTTGAACAAAAAGAAATGTAGGAGGTAGAAAAGAATGAATGAAATTATCAAAGTAGCTAATTTCCCTATGCAGCCAAACAAAAGTCAAACGCTGGCTGGTAAAAGCCTGCTGTTGTTTTTGAACTATGGTGAAGGCGTTACTGTTGAAAATCCTAAATGGGGTTTAGTCGGCGGACAGCGTAATTCGCCGCTTTCCATGAGCGGGGACGAAATCGACGGCAGTGACAAAGCAAGCGGCGGCTGGGGTGAAAGCCTGCAAGGGACTAAAAGCTGGAGTATTGAGCAGGAAGGCGTTTATAAAGTAAATAATGAAATGCTGGACGCTTTGAAATATGCCTTCGTGAATGATATTGCAGTGCATATCATGCGCCTTGATAAATATGGTAATGCTGTAAAAGGTTTTGCGAATATCACGGAATTCAGTGACGACAATCCGCATGATGATGTTGCTACTGTTACCATGACGCTTAGCGGCATCGGAAAACCTGAATTTGTTACTAATGAGCCTGACCCGCGCAACACAGCAAATGCGATCTCTGACCTTGCTGCTACATCTGAAAGTGCAGGGACAGTGAACCTGACCTTTGCTGCACCTGCTGGTGCTGCTGCTGTTGTTTTACAGCAGAGTGAAGATGGAACTGAATTTACAGATACAGATGTAGCGATTGAAAACACTGCGACCAGCGCAGAAGTAAGCGGGGTAAAAGCCGGCAAGGCGTACTTTCGTTTAAAGGTAAATGGCGGCGACAAGAACGGTTATAGCAACATTGCTACTGTGACAGTATCTTGAACGCTGCGGAATAATAAGAAATATCAAAATAATAATTAAAGCAGGGCTTTGAAGGCCCTGCTTTTTCTATACCAAAGGAGCGATGAAAATGAGTTTGGACAGAAGTGTGACAATCAATTTAGGCGGCAAAGAAAGAAAAATCAAGTTTAATGCTTTGGGTGTAAGCCAGCTTGAAAGGATGCTGGATGACCACAATGTTTACAAAATGGTAAACGGCGGCGTTATTGCTTTAGGCGATTTGGCAAAATGCCTGTATGTCGGCTTGGCTGCGTATGACAAAAAAGTTACTATCCAACAGGTTTATAACTGGATGGATGAGTGGCTGCTGGATAACAGCAGTGAAAGTTTGCAGACGCTTGTTATTATCGCTTTGAGCAAAGCGGGTGTTTTTGGGTTTGCCAGGAAGGTGCTGGAAACTGAAAATAATATGCTGGAAATTGAAGCGCCGCCTGATGATGAAGAAGTGGGGAAGTAACAAAAAGCTTTACAGAATTGCTGGATGAACTTTTGCCGTGGTGTTATGGTGAATTGAATTTAAAGCCGTGGGAAGTAGAACGGTTGTGCCTTGCAGATATTTTTTTGATGTTGGACGGATGGCAGCGCAGATATGACCATTTAGAAGATATTGTTATCAGCTGGATCACATACCCAAATGTTTGCATAGCTTCAGGTAAAAAGAAGCGTCCGGAACTGAAAAGCTTTTTTGCACACAGGAAAAAGCGTAATTCCTCTAAGGAACAATCTGAAATAGCGCAGGATCTTTTTGAAGAATTTGGCTATGAATAGGAGGTGAAATGATGGCAGAAGTAGCACGTTTACAAGTAGTTATTGGCGCACGGATAAATGAATTTAATAAAGAAATGGGTGCGCTGCAGAAAAACGTTAAACGCACCTTTGCCAGTGATAACTTAGGCATAAATAAAGGCGCGTTAGGTGTTATTGCCGGTGTAGGTGTAGCTTTGGGTGCTTTGGGCGTCGCTTCAGTAAAAGCTGCCGGGCAGATGGAGCAGACACGGATTGCTTTTACCACACTTTTGAAAGATGGTGAGAAGGCAAAAAGCTTTTTAAGTGAACTTGAAAAATTTGCGGCCAGTACGCCATTTGAATTACCGGGCGTTTTGGATGCTTCTAAAAGACTGCTTGCTTTCGGATTCAGTGCGGAACAGGTAATTCCTATATTGACTGCTGTAGGTGACAGCGCAGCGGCCTTGGGTATAGGTGAAGAAGGCATTCAACGGTTGACTTTGGCAATCGGGCAGATGCAGGCCAAAGGAAAAGTAAGTGCAGAAGAAATGCTGCAGCTTGCTGAAGCTGGCGTACCGGCATGGGAAATGCTGGCAAATAAGATTGGCACTGATATACCTACAGCCATGGATAAGGCCAGCAAAGGGCAAATATCTGCGGCAGAAGGTATTCAGGCTGTTATTAGCGGCATGAACAGTAAGTTTGGTGGCATGATGGAACAGCAGGCGCAAACTGTTAATGGTATTATGAGCAACATTCAGGACAGTGTTACTCAAAGCATGGTTGTCATTGGTGATGAAATCATTGAAGCTTTTGACATCAAACCAAAGCTTAAAGGTGCGCAGGATGCATTAGGGGAATTCACTGAAAAAGTAAAAAGTATAGGACTTGCTGATGCTATCCGTGAAATACCGTCAGGTTTTGCTGGTTCAATGGCAGTGATTGCAGGTGCTGCTTTAGGTGTTGCCATACCGGCCATAGTCGCACTTGTTGGTACTATGGGAACGCTTGCCGTCGGCGCAGGGATAATTTCTGCGCCTGTGATTGCATTGGGTGCTGTCGTTGGTGGTGTGGCTTATGCTATGTTTGAAAATTGGGATTGGTTATCAGAACAATGGGATATGCTTTGTAATGCAATGAGCCTTGCTACAGGAAGAATGGGAGCATATATACAGAAAGTTTTGGGCGGTATCATTTATTATGCTGGTGTAGCTTCTTCGGCTATAACAAAGGCTGTAGGCGGGACGCCTGAGATAAGTGCTGAAATGACTGAACACGGTAAAAGTCTTTTAATGGCTTCTGATGTAAAACTTGCCGAAATGGATGCACAGCAAATGATGTTCAGTTATCGCCCGGATATAGAGCCTGTAAAGAATGATAATAAACCGGTGTTTCAAAATGCTGATGTAAACAACTTGGGTATAGGAGGCAACACTGCAGCGGGTATTGGAAAAAGTGGCAGTAAAGCGGCTGGTATCGACAAAATAAGCCGTGAAATCGACAGGGTAAATGAAAAACTTAATGCTGCCAAAGAAAAAACTCTGGATATGCAGCGTGATTTTAATAACTTCACAATGGATATTAAAATTGGCGGATTAAGTGAATTCGATCAGGTATATGCCAATATTGTAAAAGAACGGGATCAGCGTATAGCTGCCGTTGATGAATGGAAAAATAAATTTGCTAATGCCGCAACTGAAGCTCAGCAGTTATATGAACGTGCCATGAAAACCGGTGATGATACTGTTATCGCCAATGCGTTAGCAATGCTTGAACAAAGAAAGGCTGCGCAGGTTACTGCAGAGCAGGAAGCTGCAGCATCCCAAATTCAGATCAACAAAGACATGAATGAACAGCTGATGTCACAGGCTACGTTGCTGCAGGCTTTTAAGGCTGATTTGGATGAAATGCAAAAGCAGGGCGAACTGGAACGGTATATTGCTTATTTGGATGAAGAAAAGGCTGCCTTTTTACAAAATCAGGCTGAAAAGCAGGAATTGATGCAGCAGTATTATGACTGGCGGCTTGAAGCGGAACAGTCATATGCAAGTTTTGCACTGGAAGCAGCTAACACTTTAAAGGATGGGCTGGCACAAGGATTTGCTAATGCTATTGTTGATGGGCAGAATTTTGGAAAAACTTTGCAGAATTTGGGCAAAGAAATTGTGAAAATGTTTATTCAATGGCAGGTACAAAGAATGGCTGCCGCTGCTCTTAGCAAAATGATGATGGGACAGGAAACTGCTGCCGTAACAGCACAGGGTGCAGCAATGGCAGCAGCTCTTGCGCCTGCGGCATGGGCAAAACTTGTTGTAGAGCCGGGGGCGGCTGGTATTGCGACTGGTCTTTTGACTGCCGGATTAAGTGCTGCTGCAGGTGCTGGCGCAGCAAGTAATGCTATAACAAGTTTTGGTAGTGGAAAAGAATCTTTGGGAAATTTTAATTTTGGTGAATCTGGATTAGGAGAAAGAAAATTTGCTGCCGGTGGCGTTGTTACTGCGCCTACTCATGCGCTGATTGGTGAAAAATCTTATCCTGAAGCGGTACTGCCTCTGCGCAGCAGCGTATTGCAAAAGATCACCAGCTTTTTGTTTGATGGCGTGGACTTTGGAGCTTCTTCAGGTGATGGTGCTAATGTTGAAATAATTAATTATGGTGATATTAATACCGGTGCTGATTACGATACCTTTATGGAGGATATTCAATATTCTTTGGCTATGGGTGTGCGGGGGTGATAAAGTGACTATCATAAGACGTGAATATTTTCCTGTACGTAAGCAGGTAAAGCCTACAGAACAGCTTATTATCAATGGAACTGCCCTGCCATATGCCTACAGCTTTGACGGTGCTGCTGATATCACTGTGCGTGCTAAAAGCGAAAAGCGCGGCTACAGTCACGGCAGCACTATTTCAGGTGATGGCTTTATTGATGGTAAGAAAATCACTTTAGGCTTTGTTATTGAAGGCAGTACACCAGCTGAACACGATGCCAAGCTTAACGATCTGTATCAGCTCATGTATCAGCGTGACTATCAGCTGCAATCAGGCAGCGGGCGTGGGTACTATAATATTGCCTGCATGGCCAGCACTAAAGAAAAATGGGTGGACAGCTTCAAAGGGACTAAAGGTGAAGTTGATATAACGCTGCTTTTATCTGACCCGTTCCGCTATGACAGCGCTGAATCTGAACTGGTTACAGAATTTGCAACAGCTGCTAAGGATGCCCAAATTGTTATCAGCAATGGCGGTAGCGTTGAAACGCCGCTGACCATTGAATTAATACCGCTTACAACGATGAACGATGTAACTATCACGCATGTTGAAAGCGGGTATAGTATGCGCGTAGCGGATACGCTTTTGACTAAACCGGCAACGCTTATTGTTGATACTAAAGCCGGTACGGTACGCCGTGGGACCTATAATGCTATTAACGCTTTTAGCGGCCAGTTTCTGACCGCAAGACCGGGTGAAAATACTTATTTGTTTAACGGCGCTGCCGGTACAGTAAAAATCCGCTGGCGTAACAGGTGGCTGGCATGAATATGCGTTTTGGCAATAAACTTTTTGGACGTTATATTTGGGCAGCGTCTGTAAAAAAGCAAAGCGGGCCAGGGCCGGGGCCTGACCCTTCGGAAGTAAAATATATACCTGATTACGTTCAGGTTATTTTTTATAACAAAGATGGTACGAAAACGGCGATTTTTTCAAGAGATACTGAAAATAATCCGTTTAATAAAATCGAGTTTGAAAATATTAAAACAGGCTGCGGCAGCGCAACGCTCAATTTCAAACAGTTTCCAAGTTTTGCAGAAATAAGCTATGGACAGCGGATTGATATTTATTTGTTTGCAGATAAGCGGCCGTGGTACAGCGGGCATGTTTTAACGCGTCCTGACAGCGGCGGTACTGGAACAGATTATAAAATAACCTGTTATGGCTATTTTGATAAGCTGGAAAAGGTGCTTATTTTTGGCACTTATGAGAATCAGGAGATTGCTGATATTGTGCGTAATATTTGTCGGCAGGTTGAAGCTAAGACTGGTATTGTTTATAACGACAACAAAATATATGACGTTGGCTATGATATTAAGAAAATCGTTTTTGACGGTGTGAGTGCTAAGGAAGCACTGGAACAGCTTTCAGAGTTTGCAACAGATTTTGTTTATGGCGTTGATGAATACCGGGAATTTTTCTTCAGGCCACGTGTTGATGAGATCAATGAAGAAGCACGCTTTTGGGTAGGGCAGCATATGGACGGATTTGAACCGACACAAAGCATTGATAAGATCGTAAATTACGCGCGTATCAAAGGTGCGGCCATTGACGGTGAGGGTGAGAGCTGGTTGGCTACTGTAGAGGATAAAGAAAGCCAAGACTTATACGGCGTATCTGAAGAAGTTTGGACGCTGCCAACCGCTTATACTGCTGATGATGCTGAGCGCTGGGGACAGTCTGAATTGGCAAAATACAAGAATCCTGTTCTTTCTGCTAAAGCAACAGGTGTTAAGCTGAAATATCCTAAGCCGGACGGTGTTTTTTGGGTACGGCGTTTATCTACAGATGGGCAGGCGCTTATAACTGACAAGGAAGGTAAAGAACGTAAGTATCCAATAACGAAGTTAAAATATACGATCAGCGGTGAAAAGGGTATTGATTTTTCTATGGAGTTGGGCGAGCCTCCGTATCCGCCTACGGCAAAGTATTTGCTGGATATTGAGCGGAATGCCCGCAATAATGAACTTTTACAGCAGGCTGCTAATACGCAGCTTGTCAAATAATATGAAAAGGATGTGATGATATGGCAGCTCCAAGTAATATACGGATAAATCCGTTTATAGGTGACGGTGGGACGACTAATTATGTGAATTTTATAGAAAAACATATTGTTCCAGCAGTTAGTCCGTTTGTTATACGGCTTAACGAAGTTCCGGAAAAGCAAGATCCAAGTAATATAAAGGTCGGGTATATTGACGGAAATGCAACAGGAGAGCCAACGGGAGTTACTTTGACAGAAGTTGCTGCAACACCGGGTGCGGGTGAATATCGGTTAGACTATTCGACTAATGCAGTTGGTGACAAAGAATGGAACACCGGCTTAATTGAGTTTTCCAGCTCAGATGCTACCAATGTCGTTCAGATAAGTTATACCGGTACGGGGACACTTGCTGGCGTAAAGAATAATCGTTTTCCGTCGTGGTGGCTTGATCGTGGTGATTCCAGTGACGGAGATTTTGTACCTACTGGCAATACAACAATAAGTGGAGTAAAGCAATATAGAAGTGTTGTTATTCGTTCTGGCGTTACTGTAACGATTAGTGGTTATGCCATAATAAAATGCCAAGGGGTATTTATAAATCATGGTACGATAACTGCCAGTGGACAAGGCGCGCATGGTGGATCAGGTGGATATTATGCTAAAGATGCTGCTGGCGAATATTATCCGAGTGCAGCCGGTGCTGGTGCGAGTGCTATAAGCGGCGTTGGAGGTGCAGGTGGGTCAAATCACGGTGCGGCCGGTGCTGGAGGCGGTTGTACAGCGTTTAATGTACCGTTGGACGGTCCTTCTGTTATTGAATTGACTATGTCTTTACGTGGATTCGGTTTTGGTGCTGGTGGTGGTGGTGGCGGATGCGGATTCAGTAATATTTCCAGGTATAGTGGAGGAGCTGGTGGTAGGGGCGGTGGTGCAATAGCAATAGTATCCACAAGCATCTATAATTCTGGTATTATTGCAGCAAATGGTGCTAACGGATACTCTACAGGAAATGATAAAGGAAGTGGTGGCGGCGGTGGTGGCGGGGGAATGGTAGCTATGATCGCTGATACAATAATGAATTATGGATCAGTTACTGCAGCAGGTGGAGCAGGAGGGAGTGGGAGAACTTCGGGCGCTGCAGGTGGAACTGGTATTGTATTTATTAAGGAACTAGGGGTAATGTAATTATGATCTGCGTATTAAATGATGATAACAAAATTATTAATATTCTAAATGTTGATATTACAACTGCTGATAATGAGCGCCAGTATTATCCGTGGAATCGACTGTGGGAGCAATACACAGATGTTGAGCCGTTTGATTATGCTAAAAACAGATACATAAACGCAGCGGGAGCTGAATTTGCTAATCGTCGTGATGAAGTGCGTTGGATTGAATTTGCTGGTGTTACTTATGGCTTTGATTGTGCGCCTGAAGATATAACTAACTTTATGGCTGCGTATACGCCGCTTATGGTCAATCAAGATGGAGAAACCGGCTATAAGGTTTGGTTAGACAAAGATAAAAAAGGCCTTGTTATGCTCAACTATGCTAGCATGAAAAAAGCGTATGATACTGTTCGCAGTAGCCAACTGGCCGCTTATGTTTGGTATGAAGATATAAAAGCAAAGCTGATTGCTGTTACTGAAGTAGAAGGAAAAGAAAAGCTGGAAGAAGTTTTTCCGATAGGAGGCTGAATAATGGATTTGCAAACTGTGCTTAATGCTATGACACATGCTGGTAATAAAATTTTTGAATTATTTAGCTTTAAAATTTTAATGGCAGCAGTTTTAACATTGTTTTTGCACAAACATTTTATTTTGTTTATGGGATTTATTCTTTTGGTTTTTGTTGATTGTATAACCAAATGGGTTGCTATAAGTTATGAATTTTTAAAAGAAAAAGGTGTTGAAAATCCTTCTATTCTTGCATGTATAAAAGGTACCAAAACTGCACGAAAAGCAGGGCGAATAAATAGCAGCACAATGAAAGAACGTGGATTAGGAAAGATTGCAATTTATGTTATATGTGCTTTTGTTGCTGGCGTTGGAGATTTAATGATGCACATATTGAATACGCCTACATGGATGGTAAGTCTTGTTATTGGTTATATGGTAGTTACTGAAGTATTATCGGTAATTGAAAATTTAAGTGATGCAGGTGTTGATGTTTTGGATAAGCTTATCGGAAAACTGAAAGGACGGTTATGAAAATGTTAAAAGGCATTGATTTATCTGAAAACAATGGTTATGTAGATTGGAATGCAGTAAAAGCTGCTGGTATGGATTTTGCCATTATTCGGCTTGGTTTTGGAAATAGGCATTTGGATACTAATTTTTATGAAAATGTAAATGGAGCGTTGGCAGTTGGCCTGAAAATTGGCGTATATTATTATAGCTATGCTTTGGATGAACCAGCGGCAAGATCAGAAGCTAGATATATGATATCTGTTTTAAAAGATGCGGGGCTGACAAAAGATAAGATTGAAATGGGATTATGGTTTGATATGGAAGACGCAGACGGTTATAAGTCTGGAAATGGTATGCCTACGAATCAAACTATCACAAATATGTGCAGTGATTTTATTGTTACATGCAATGAAGCTGGATATAGCTGTGGTATTTATGCTAATTTAGATTGGTTGGAAAACAAAATTTATACAGATCAGCTGGCAGATTATGTGCCTTATTGGGTAGCTCAATGGGGACACAGCTGTGATTGGCCTAATGCTACAATGTGGCAGTTTACTGATAGCTACGACATAAATGGTAAGCTTTTTGATGGCAATTATTTGTTATAAAAATTGATAAAGGGCATCTTAACGATGCCCTTTTACTTTTATGGAGGTATGTTTGTGGAAAATAAATATAAAATTATTACAGTAGTGTTGTGTGTGGCTGCTTTTTTCCTCGGCTGGTATGCACGTGCGTGGTTGCACATCTGCCCGGTTGCAGATCCGGATATAAAAACAGAAGTAAAGTATAAAACTGATACCAAAACAGAAATAGTTTACGTGCCTAAGTATATCTACCAAGACGGCAGCACAGAAAAAACAGATGTTGATGTAAATGTTGGTAAGCAGGAGCTGGCAGTGAAAGTAAATGGCAAAGATTTTGAAATAAAAAAGGCTGATGATGAAAAGTATGTTTTTGATAAATATAAGCTGCAGTTAAATCAAACAAGCCGAGCTGATCTGAATATTACAGTGCCGGTAATTGATAAGACTAAGCACTGGGAAATTGGTATAGGCACTTCTAAAGATGGTACTGTTGGTATGGTAGGTTTTCCAATCAAAAACAATATTGGCGGTTGGATAGCAGGGCGTCAAGGTAATGTGATGGTAGGGATGGTGGTAAAGATATAA